CGAAGCCCCAAGGGATCGACGGCTCGCCGACCGCCCCGCGCAGATGTCTCACAAATACCTTGCGGGAGATCTCCCGGCCGCCCAGCGACGCCAGATGCGACGTGTTCTGCTGGCAGTCTATCAATATCGGCATGCCTAAATCTTTAAAAATCAATTAGTTACCTGCACTGTTTTGGCAAAAAAGCAGCCGAACTGGTGACACAAAAGGTAACACGAAAATATCACTCGGGGATCCTGATGAGCAAGCTCAATAACCGCATCATCGAACGCGCCAAGCCAAGCCCGAAGGACAAGTATATTGCGGACGGGGATGGCCTGTTCCTTCGTGTGATGCCAAACGGGACAAAAACGTTTTGTTTCCGATTCACGCTTGGCGCGAAGCGCCGGCTGCTTTCCCTTGGTCCGGTTCCCATTCTATCGCTCGCCGAGGCTCGCGAACGGGCCAGTGAGGCACGCAAGCTTGTATTCGCGGGAACAGATCCGCTCGATACGGCGAAGCGGGACACTGGCGCAAGCGGTGAAACAGTCGCGAAGCTTATCGAGGACTGGAAAGAGCGTTATGCCAAGAAAACCTATAAGCGGCTGGCTACGCAGCTTCAAATGGTAGACAAAGACATCATGCCGGTCATCGGTGCGGTTCCAATCAAGGAAATGACCAAAAAGCACGTATCGGAGGTTATCAATCGGATTATCGACCGTGGAGCGAAGGTAAAGGCAAATCGCGTGCTCTCGCTCATGAAGACGATTTTTAGCTACGCCGCCGAGCACGGGTATATCCTCGAATCGCCAGTGACCATGACGAGAAAAGGGGCGGGAGGTCGAGAGAAACCGAAGAAACGAGTGCTCAGTCCTGACGAGATTTCGGTCTTCTTGACAACCATGGATGGACGCACTGGGTTCATGACTTGGCGCACCAAACAAATTCTGCGATTGGTCCTGCTTACTGCGCAGCGGCCAGGCGAAGTCGCTGGCATGCAGTGGGCCCATGTTGATCTTGTCGAGCGAATTTGGTGCCTGCCGGCTGAGATTGTCAAATCCGAGCGTGACCATGTGGTGCACCTGTCGCAACAAGCCGTCGACGTGCTTGAACTTGCGCAACGGCACACAAAGGGTCGTCGGTATGTTTTTGGAAGCGTGAGAGAAGACGGCAAACCCACCGGGACACAGACTCTGTCCACGGCTGTGCTAAAAATGTTTAAAGACGGGGAGCTCGGCGCAATGCGACGTTTCACTCCGCACGATCTGCGCCGAACCGCCGCCACACGAATGGCGGATATAGCGGTGCACGCCCATGTCGTTGAAAAGATTCTTAACCACAAGATGAAGGGTGTTATGGCCGTATACAACTACGCCGACTACCTCCCCGAACGACAAAGAGCACTTCAGGACTGGGGCGGCCGCGTCGAATACTTTGTGCGGCATTTGGGGCGCGGGCGCATTGCAGGGCAGCCAATGGCCCGAAGCGTGGCGAAAGCCGAACCACTGGGATCCCAGCTCTAGTCGAGAATAAACGGGCGCCTTGAGCGAAAGGGGCCCTTTCGGCTGGCGGAAGCGCCGCCAGCGACGCGGCTACTTACATAGCCGTCGATGAGATGCCACTATGACGACATGTTTATGGTGATCTGAAAAGCTTCTGTAAGTATTATCTCGCCCGAGCTGTAACCAATCCAGAAATTACTTGAAAAGAAGAATGGTGGAAAAACTCGTGACCTCCGAGAGCAATAAAGAGTCGACGTTCCCAGAACGGTTACGTTCGCTTTTGGAGGCTAGGCATGAAACCGCGGCCTCACTCGCGCGAGCGATACGCGTCTCTCCGCAGGCAGTGGGAAAGTGGCTAAAAGGTGGGGCGATTAACTACAACAGCCTCCGTGACGTCGCGCGATACCTGGACGTCAATTGGGTTCTACTGGGGTATGGCGAGGAAGCACTGCGTTCGGCGCAAGTCGCAGAGGCCAGTAACGAGTTCGGTCAACATCGACGAACCTATCTGGAGAACGCAATAGCCAACGAGCGCCGGCTTCAGACCGCTGTGGATCTATTGAACGCGGGGGTTGTTGAAGAAGACCTCATGACCGGCGCTTGCTATTGGAGCCCTCTTGCACGTGAGCACCTATGTGCGCCATTCGGAATGGAGGCGACGCATGAAAACTTCCGCGCATTATTGTCTGATAAAAATAAACCATTGGTTGATGCACTTTACAATGACACGCTTCGAGACGGCCTCACGCGTGTAGTTTTCAAAGGCGAACATAAGCACGACACCGACGTGACGATCGAGGCGGTATTTGAAGTTTTCAAGGATTCCGCTGGTCTACCCGTGCGAATAATAGGCGTCATTACTCGTTCAGACAGCCATGCACTATGGGGATGAGGCAGAAACGGTAAAATTGACAAACCTTTCAATGTGTTATTTTCGACACAGCGTCGAAACAGTTTCTAACATTTAACCAACTACTAGTTGTTTTCTGCCTGCAATCACCCTACAATTTCCTCACTAACACACCACTGTATGTATTCACAGGTTGACTCGAAATTGTGAAACGCCCAGGCGTAAAAAAAGCGCCCTAGAAGGGCGCTTACGTCGATTGCACGTGCCGTTATGAAACTGACTTCACTCGTTATCACCAACCAGCTTTGCAACCAACTCTTCAAACTTTCGGCCATTAGCGTCGTCTTTAAGTTTCGGGTTGTTCGGGTTCGCCGCGCGGATCGCTTTAATCAGATCCACCTCATTGCGCGTCAGAACGGGCTGGCTACCAAACGTCTCTTGAATCGCCTGCCAGTTTTCCGGTTGGTATTCCTCAAGCACCATCTTCATGAAGAACATCGGATCGACGCCCAGCGCCCGCGCGACGCGGCCAACGTGGATCGTCGGGAGCTTTGCGTGACCTGCGCGGATCATCGACAGCATGTTCGGCTTGAGCACGCCACCAATGTCTTTGCTCAGTTGAGCGAGAGTCATCTGGCGTAACGAAATCTGCGCGTCGAGATACTCAGCTACGGTCATTCCTGCTGGCTGCTGTTTTTTCGTTGTCATCTTGTTCTCCTTATTTGACTACGGGACGGCCCCGTGAAAGTTTTCGAGTCGATTATAGCGAGTGAGTTAGTAACAATTGACTCACTTGGTGGGTAAGCACCCATGTCTGACCGAGTGTCAGTGCTGACGGTGAACCCCTAAGTCTTAGATTCTATACATTTTGATCGACAGCGCAATCCCGCGTGGCTCGAAAAAAGACACAATGTTTGTGTATGTTAGTCAGTGATGACTATAATGTTTCAGCAAGCTAACAAAACTGATAACTACTTTCGGGAGTTCTTCACGATGGTGACGGGTAACAGCGCAGTAGCGCAAAACGAGGGGATTACGTTGGCACAGTTGGGCGAATTGATTGAGCTAGATCAGTATGCTGATCTTATGGGACAAGGCGCGCCGGTCGCACGACTGGATCTCGGAGTCGCCCTGATTAACAAGGTCAATCACCCAACGCTTGGCGTGATTCTGTTGGTCAGCACTGACTCAGGGACGTCAGCACTCATTCCTCTCGGCTGAACTCTCAGCCGCAGAACCAAAGGCGGCTCCGGTCGCCTTTCTTTTTGCCTTCATAGTTAGTCAGTATTAACTGTTGCGCGCCCTGAGAACGCGCTTTAGAATTACGTTCATTCAGTCACTATTGACACACACTCAAAAGGGGAAAACGATGAACGAGCGCGTTGTTGTAATGCGTGAGGCGGTTGTGAAGCTCACACAGATGCTCGCTGGTAAGGGCATCCATGTGACGCAGCAAGGAGTCCAGGCGTATGTCGAGCAAGGACCGGACGGCGAACCCAAGCGCGTGAACCTGCCGTTCATCCCCGACAACGCCAGTGACGAGTTGATCGCCGCGATCCAGGGCTTTCTGGACCACGAAGTCGCGCACATCCTGTTCACCGACTTCAAGGCTGCTGGCAAGATCACGGACGCGACGCTCCACAACATGTGGAACATCATCGAAGATGCCCGTATCGAAAAAGCGATGGCTCAGCGCTTCACCGGCTCCGGTCACAACATTTCGGTGACGGGCAAGTTCTTCCTGGACAAATACACGAAGCCGACCGTTGCGGCTGCGGCCAAGAAAGGCGACGTCAACGGCGTGAAGGCCGCGGTCATGGTTCCCGCGATCCGCGCACTCGCCGGTCAGCAGATTTTCAAGGAGTTCATGTCGAATCATCCCGACATGGAATCGGCGGTCGCCGACGAAGTGGCCAAGATTTCGCATCTCCAAAGCAAGATCGAAAACTGCTCGTCCTCTGCGGAAGCGGTAGAGGTCGCCCAAGAGGTGCTCACCGCACTCGGCAAGGGCGGTGGCTCCGGCGCCGGCGGGGCGAGCGCTCCCAAGAAAAAGAAGGAGAAGCCAGCGGGCGGTCCTGCCAAGCACGGTGAAAAGCCAAAGGGCGGCAAAAGCGGCGGGAGCTCAGCAGGGGAGGGCGAGGAGGACGAAGACGAAGAAGAGAGTGGCGCCGGCGGTTCGGGCGGCGAAGAGGGCGACGGTGAAGGCGAGGACGAAGAGTCTGGCGCGGCGGGCGCCGGTGACGACGAGGATGATCCGGCCGAGAGCGAAGAAGAGGACGAAGCGGCAGCCAGCGCCGGTGACGACGACGCGGAGAGCGAGGGCGAGGATAGCGAGTCGTCAACCGATGGCAGCTCTAGCGGATTCTTCGAGGCGCTCGACAAGGAGATCGCCAACGGGTTCGACGAAGCCATGAGCAACCTGATCACCAACGAGGCGATCGAAGCGGCCAAGAAGTCCGACTACCTGGTCTTTTCGAAGGACCGTGACCTCGTGGAGCCGCTCAAGATTGGCTCGAGCTTCAAGTCGGAGATGCTCAAAAACATGGCTGAGGCGGTCGATCACATGGTCGCGCCACTGCAGAAGGATCTTGAACGCGCCATTAGCGCGCGCTCGCTCGCGGTGTGGGAAAACGGCCGACGCAGCGGCCGGCTCCACAGTGGCAATCTCTCGCGCCTGGCAGTGGGTGATCCGCGCGTATTCCGCAAAAAGCACGAGTCCACCAGCAAGGATGTAGCGGTCGAACTCGTCGTGGACATGTCCGGTTCGATGGGCGGCTCGAAGATTCACACTGCAGCAAAGGCAGCGTATGCCCTGGCCTCAGTGCTCGATCGCCTGAACATCAAGTGCGAAGTGATTTGCTTTACCACTGGCTCGCTTGAGCCCGGCATTTGGGAGAAGCTCGAGGAGGAAGAGAAGCTGCTCGGTGGCAAGGCCGGTTTCTCGCGGGTCGAGAGCCTTTACATGCCAATCCTCAAGCAATTCAATGAGCGCATGACCTCCACCGAAGTGCGCAATCGCTTTGGCTGGCTGCCACACTCGGGCCACATGGCAAACAACGTCGATGGCGAGTCAGTCGCAATCGCCGCACGACGTCTCATGCTGCGCCGTGAGGCGGGCAAGATCATGATCGTCCTGTCTGACGGTGCGCCCGCGTGCTACAAGGGCGGTCCCGAGTTGCGCCACCACCTGAAAGACACCATCGAGAGCGTCGAGAAGGCGGGTGTGCGGGTCGTGGGCATCGGCATCGAATCGACGGAAGTGACGCGTTTCTACAAACGCCACATGGTCCTCAATGACGTGACTGAACTGCCGGCACGCGTGATGAAGGAGCTGCGCCAGCTCTTGATCGGCTAATTGTTGTTTTTGCTTGAGAACAGTCAAAACTGACTATCTTTCCCAAGCAAACGAATCTATGATTTCACTTATCGCAGCAACGTTGCTGCAGTAAGTAACGACTCACCACTTAAACGGAGAAGAATCCATGAGCGACGCCAAAATCGAATGCGAAATCTGCGGTGCGCACGTCCACGTCATCCAGTCGCATCTGAAGTCGGACCACCCGGAAGTGACCATCGACGATTACAAGGCGAAGTATCCGGGCAAGCCCGTTCTGTCGGAGCTGGCTCTGGCTCAGTTGCGCAAGAAGGCTGAAGAAAAGCAACGCGCCCAAGCGGCAGCCGCCGGCGAAGCTGCACCCGCTCCTGTCGAAATGGCGGGCACTGGCGCGCTCGCAAGCGTGACGGCACTGATGCCAAAAGGCACGCCGACGAAGGCCGCGTTCCACGAGGTGTTCGGTCTGGGCAAGATTCCGGCAGCACTGTCGTCCAAGAAAGAAGCCATTCCGATCAGCGTGATCACGGAGTCCGACCACCCCAATATGGTGCCGAAGGTCTCCGACGATTACGTCTATGACGTGGACGAATTGAAGAACGTGATCCTCGCCCTTGAGCTCCAGATTCCCGCATACGTGTGGGGTCACAAGGGCTCGGGCAAGTCGGAGCTCTTCGAACAGATTTGCGCACGCACCGGGCGCCCCATGATCCGCGTCCAGCACACGGTGAACACGGAAGAAAGCCACATCGTGGGTCAGTGGGTTGTGAAGGGTGGGGAGACGCAGTTCGAGCTCGGGCCGCTTCCGCTCGCCATGAAAAACGGTTGGGTGTATGCCGCTGACGAATACGACTTCGCGCTGCCAAGCGTGCTGTCGGTCTACCAGGCTGTGCTCGAGGGCAAGGCGCTGGTGATCAAGGAAGCGGACGCCGCAAACCGCGTGATCGAGCCGCACCCGAACTTCCGCTTCTGCGCAACGGGGAATACCAACGGGTCGGGCGACGAAACGGGCCTGTATCAAGGCACGTCGCTGCAAAACAGCGCCAACTATGACCGATTTGGCATGGTGGTCCAAAAGCAATACATGAAGAAAAACTTCGAGAGCCTGATCCTGCAAAAGCGCTGCGGTTTGCGCGCTGACGACGCCGACAAGCTCGTGGACTTCGCAGCACTCGTTCGCGAGTCCTATGACGGCGCCAAGATCAGCGATGTGATCTCGCCGCGTGCGCTGATCTACGCGGCAAAGATCGGGGTGAAGCGCGGCTCATGGCGCCAGGGGATTCAACTCTCCTTCATCAACAAGCTCTCCAAGATCGACCGCGAAGTGTGCGACGGTCTGGCCCAACGCATCTTCGGGTAAGCCGCCATGTATAGCATTGACGTATCCGAGTGCTATGCGGGCAACCTGGGGTTCGTCCACAAGGTGACACGCCAGTGTTACGGACGGCTCCAGGGGATGGGCGCCTCGCTGGACTATGACGACGTTCTTGGCGACGTGCGAGAGGCGTTTCTCGCTGCGCACGCCAAGTTTGACCCGGAGCAGGGGTTTGAGTTTTGCACGTATTTTGGCCGCGCCGCATACAACAAGATCGGCCGTGTCGCGGAAGTGGTGGAGGAGGAGCGCATCAAGAACGGCGTGCGCAGCTTTGAGGAGCTGACGAGCGACGATGACCTCGACGCCATCGAGCGGATCGCAAGCGACGCAAAGACGCCTGACGAGTTCCTTCAACAGCGCCAGGAAGCGGCGGTGGCGATCGACAAGATCACCGATGGCTTGAGCCCGCTCGCCCGCGTGATCGTGGAGTGGGTCGTGAACCCGCCGAAGCCCATGCTCGCGGAAATCGAGAAGCAGGAAGCGTATGCAGCCTATAGCCGCAGCATGGGTGTGCCATGCCGCAATAGCGCGGGCGTGAACATCGGCTTCATCTGCAAGTTCTTGCGTCTGGCAATGCCCGACGTGAGCCAGAAAGACATTGCCGCAGCCGGTCGCGAAGTGCGGCAGATCATCGATACATTGTAAGGAACCGAGCATGGAGCTTTTCGCCGAAGTAGCCGCACCGATTCAGGCGCCAGGATGTTACGCCGCTGCCAGCGTGTTTAGCCACGACTCGCAAATCTGCCGCCAGTGCGCCGTGTTCGACAACTGTGCCGGCGCCTCGTTCAAGACCCTGCAGGCGATTCAGACCACTGTCGATGTGAAGGATCTGTTGCGCCGCCACGAGGCAGCCCGAAAGCAGGTGAAGGGTTTGATGCCGGGGCCAGCACTGCGCGCCCAGGCTGCGGCCATCGTGGAACAGCGCCAGGCGCAGGTGTCTCCCATCGAGCAGGCGATGGCGGCCCAGGAGGATGACGAGGTGGTAGCGGCAGCACCCGAGAAGCGCACCGGGCTGCCGACGGCGCCGGTCGCCCGCACGACCAAGTTGGAGAGGGTGGATATGCCGGTGACGGGCGATGACGCCGCGGTGCTTGAGCTCCTGCCGAAGAAAGCGGCTGAGCACGCTGCCCGATTCATCAAAGCCGGATTGATCGACGCAATGCGCACTGACTTGCTGGCCGGCGTGAATACGTTCGCTCAGAGCAAGCCAGAATTCATGCGCATAGTCTGCGACGCACTGATAACCGGTGGCACGACGAGAAGCGGTTTGAAGCAGCGCTTTGTCCAGGAGCTTGGCTGGGGAGATTCGGCCGCGTCGTCGCACGCGAGCCAGGCGTTCCCGATCATGACGCGCTTTCAAATTGCCGTCGAAAACGACGGTCGCCTCGAACTAATCCCTGCGCGCGCTTGAAACAATAGACGCACGCGAAACAACACAGAGGAGCAACGATGAATCTCGGACACGCACTGGCCGTGCGGTCGGACTTCTCCATCGGTCGATCGATGCTGCAGGTCGATCAACTGGTCGCGAAAGCCAAAGAACTCGGCTACGAATCGGTGGCGCTCACCGACACGATGAGCCTGCACGCGATGGTAGATTTTGCCAACCGCGCGAAGAAGGTCGGCGTCAAGTCGATCATCGGCTGCGAGATTCGTGTGGTGGATGACCCCACGTATCGCAAGCCGAAGAAAGCGGAAGGCATCGCGGAGGTGCCCAATCTCGGCTATACCCTGAAGGTCTACGCGAAGGACGAGCTGGGCGTCTCGGGGTTGATCAAGCTGCTCTCGAAGGCGAACTCGCCGGAATATTTCTACTACGTCTCGCGCGTGGGGTTGGCCGATATCCTGGCGCTTGAGGGCGTCGTGGTGACGACGGGCGACACGGGCGGTCTCTTCCATCATCCTCAAGCGGCCGACAAGCTGGGCGAGCTGAAAAGCGCCTTTGGCGATGACGTCTACGTGGAGCTCGTGCCGGTCGATACGCCGCTCTACGACACGCTCAATGCGAAGGCGCTCTCTGCGGCGCTCGCTCATGAGGTGCTGCCGATCCTGACCTATCCGACGCTCTACCGCGAGGACGCCGATGCCGGCTCGCTGGAAGTGCTCGGCGTGATCGCCAGCGGCGACAAGATGGAAGACCAGCGCCGGCCGATCCAGTATGTTCGCGACTTCGGTTTTCACGAGCCTAAGCATCTGATCGACCGGATGAAGGCGGCGCACGCGCGTCTGGTCAAGTTCTACGGGGTCAATGAGCCCAAGCTCTGGCTCGCTGCGCTGCAAAACATCGAGCGCGTGGCTGGCAAGTGCGGCTATGAGTTCAAGAAACACCCGGTCTCGCTGCCGCTCATGGCCGAGAACGAGTTCGTCACGCTCGGCAAGAAGTGCATTGCGGGCTGGTCGCGGAGGTTCGACCGTCCGGTGCTCGGCTACATGCCACCGGCGTCGGCTATCCCCGAATACAAGAAGCGCCTAGCCTACGAGTTGGGCGTGCTCAAGAAAATGGGCTTCGCTGGCTACTTCCTGCTGGTCGAGGATCTGGTCATGTGGGCGAAAGAAAACGGCATCATCGTGGGTCCAGGCCGCGGATCGGTGGGCGGCTCGCTCGTCGCCTATCTGCTCGGCATCACCGATGTGGATCCAATCCGCTTTAATCTCCTGTTCGAGCGCTTCATCAATCCCGAACGTCTCGACTTGCCAGACGCCGACCTCGACTTTATGTCCAGCAAGCGCCACCTGGTCGTCGAATACCTGACGAACAAATACGGCAAGGATCGGGTTGCGGGCATCTCCAACTTCTCGACGCTCGCCTCAGCCTCCGCGCTGCGCGACACGGGGCGCGTGTTTGGCATGCAGCCACTTGATCTGACGGCGACAAAGCTCGTGCCCAAAGAACATGGCCAGTCCTTCACGCTCACGGACGCGGCGAAGGCGGTTCCTGAGCTAGAGAAGTTCCGCGATACCCACACCGAGGTCTGGGGGCATGCGCTGAAGTTGGAGGGGGCCATGCGCTCGTTCGGTCAGCACGCTGCAGGCATCGTGGTCGCAGGTGAGCCGCTCGTGAACCGAGCGGTGGTCGAGACGCGCGGCGAATCGCCGGTCGTGAACTGGGACAAGCGGGTCGTTGAGGATTGGGGCCTGGTCAAGATGGATATTTTGGGTCTCTCGACGCTCGACGTGCTGGAGATCGCCAAGACCTACATCGAAGAGCGGCACGCGAAGAAGATCGACTTTCTGGAGCTGCCGCTCGAGGAACGCGACGTGATGGATGCGTTCGGGCGCGGTGACACGACAGGGGTGTTCCAGTTCGACTCGGGCGGCATGAAGGCGCTGCTCAAGAACCTGGCGATGGGCGGGCCGCTTACGTTCGAGGATGTGACTGCCGCGACCGCACTCTACCGGCCCGGCCCAATGGATTCGGGGCTGATGGATGACTTCATCCAGATCAAGCAGGGCGTCAAGACGCCGAGCTACGACCACCCGAACATGGAGCCGGCACTCAAGGACACTTACGGCGTCATCGTCTACCAGGAGCAGGTCATGCAGGTCGCGGTGGACCTCGCCGGTTTCACGAAAGCGGAAGCGGACCACCTGCGTAAAGCGATGGGTAAGAAAGACAAAGACAAAATGGCCGAAATGCGACAGAAGTGGGTCGACGGCTGTCTGTCTACGTCGGGCATGGAAGAGGAACAAGCGGGGCGCCTGTTCGACAAGATTGAGGCGTTCGCAGGCTACGGTTTTAACCGCTCGCACGCGGTGGAGTATTCGCTGATCTCCTACTGGTCGCTCTGGGTGCGGGTGCGCTACCCGGCGGAGTATTTTGCCGCCTGTATGTCGATCGTGGACGACGATCAGAAACTGCCCAAGCTCGTCGAAGAGGCGCGCGAATACGGCATCGAGATCCTGCCGCCCGATATCAACCTGTCGCGCGAGCGCTTCACGATCCCCGACGACAACCATCTGCTCGCACCATTCTCGGCGGTGAAAGGCATTTCCGAAAACACAGCCAAGCGGATCGTTGAGTTGCGCGCTCTGCAGGGCGGGGCGTTTAAGGACGAGAAACACTTCCTGGACGTGACGACGGCGAAGGGCTCGAAGGTCAACGTGAAGGTTCGAGAGGTGCTGGAGAAAGTCGGCGCGCTCGCACCGATCAAGCCCGGATCACTCCCGCCTCGACACCTGGACCGCCGGCGCGACCAGACCGAACTCATGGGTGGTTTGATCATCGACGCGGTGAAGGCCGATCGCACGACAGACCTGAAGGAGAAGTTCCTGCGGGCGAAGGTGATCAGTCTCGTGCAGGAATACAAGGCGTGCGAGGGCTGCGATCTGGCTGGTCAGCCGCACCCGACCGTGCGGGCCAAGCACACCGTCAAGTTCATGGTGGTGTCCGACTGCCCGAGTTGGCAAGAGGAGAAGGCTGACAAGATGCTCGAGGGCGATGCGGCTGACTTCGTGAAAGAAGCCATCAAGGCAGCGGGCCTCAACCCGGCAGAGGGGTATTACACGTCGCTCGTGAAGGCCAAGAAGAACGACAAGTTCCTCTCCAACGGTCAGATCAATGGCTGTAAGGGCTTCCTGCAGCGCGAACTGGAGCTGATCAAACCGGCGGTAATTGTCGCGCTCGGCTCAGCGTCGATCAAACACTTCGTGCCGGGCATCAAGGGTGGGACCGCGGAGCTGGCCGGCAAGGTCGTTTTCAACAAGGAGCTCGACGCGAGCATTGTCTGTGGCATCAATGCGCAGCAGTTGCTGTTCGACCCGACGAAGGCCGACATTCTCGGTGGCGTGTTTGAGAAGGTGGCCGAGTGCTTGTCATAGCTGGCAACAGTCAAAACTGACTAGTAATCCCACCGACTGATCGATATGATTACGCTTAGTCGGTGAAATCACACAAACGAGGAGCAAAACATGGCAAATGAAACGCCCGTATCGGATGACGAACTGGAATCGTTGATGGCAGAACTGGAGGAGGCGACCGGCGTCTCGGCTGTGGCCACACCGCCGAAAAAGACCGTTTCCCCCGCAACCACGCCAGAGCCCGAAGTAAGCGACGAGGATCTCGCTGGCCTCGAGGATGAAGTCGAAGCGTCGGCACCCACACCAGAGCCCGCAATCGTGCTGCCTGACGATCCGAACGAGCCGGTTGTGCTGGATGACGGCGAGAACACGATGGTGCTGCCCGCGCCGTCGCATCCGGTCGAGCCCAATGTCGATGATGAACTGGCCGCCCTGGAGGCCGAAATCGCGTCAGGAACGGTCGCAGCGCCCGAGACGCCGCCCTGGGAGGAGCGTCAGGCTGACGGCGCACTCTCGACCCGCATTGATACGGTCGTGGCAAACACGGCCGACAATGCGGCTCTGGTGCAGGCCGAGAAGAAGGCGCGCATTGATGCCGACCCGGCGCTTGCCACGCGCATTGAAACCGCGGTTGCGGATTCGCCTGTGCTCCCCGAGCCCACTGCGGCAGCGCCCATATCGAAGTCCGTCCCTGCGCCAGCCGGTTTGAGTGCCGAAGAAGAGGAAGCACTCGCGGCAGCCACGAAGAAAAAGGCGAAGGCGTCGCTCGACTACTACATCGACGTGGACAAGTTCAAGTCGGAAATGCAGGTCACGGAAACGAACCTGGACAACTGCATGATGCAACAGGCGTCACTGCGCGCATTCCACGGTGCCCAGGCTGCCCGTGCGGAAGCGCAGGCGTCGAGCATCAAGGCCCGTTTCGAAGTGAAGGAGGCACAGCTTTACCACAACCATCGAACCGCTCTCGTTGGAGCAGGGGAGAAGGTGACGGAGAAGGCCGTCGAGAACGCGGTGAAGATGGATCCGAAATGGATCGCCATGAAGATCATGGTCATTGAAGCCGAGTCGATCGCGGCGGTGGCTAAGTCCTGCGTGAACTCACTCTCGGATCGCCGCGACATGATCATCCAGTTGGGTGCGGATCGCCGTGACGAGAGCAAGGGCCAAGCGCGCGTGATGCAGGCGCAAGCCGATCGCGAGTCGCTGACCAACCGGGCAGTGAGCGCGGCACGGGTCGCAAACGGCTAGAAATTGCCTCTGAGTGTTAGTCATTCTTGACTATAATTTATTTGCTGAAACGACAACGCGGTGAACCTCGCCGCGAAGTCTAAAAGGCATCTCTCTACTACCAAAACGCAAAAGGAAACAAGATGGATACGAGCAAGCTGATGAGCCTGATGAAGCAAAAGAAGGCCGCATTGAAGCCGAAAGAAAAGACGGTCAAGCCGCGTCCTGGCACCAACCGCATCGTGGTGTTGCCGGGCTGGCGCAAGGGCGAAGAGCAAGTGTTCTTCCACGAATGGGGTCAGCACTTCATCAAGAACGCGGCCGGAGAAATCCAGGCTGTGATCCCATGCGCTGAAGCAACTTTCGGCAAGCCGTGCTCGGCATGCGATTCGCTGAACAAGGCGATGCGCGTGACGACCGACGACGAAACCGTGGAGCTGCTGAAGCAGGCGAAGTCGAAGCAGGGTTTCGTGTTGAATGTGATTGACATCGACGGCCCGACGAAGGACGACCCGGTGATTTACGAACTGGGCCGGATGGCGTTCACGCAGTTGGTGGACACGATCGAGGAGTGGGGCGATAAGCTGTTCGACCCGTCCACGCCGCAGATCATCGTCATCCAGCGCGACGGCAAGGGACTGAACACCAAGTATTCGGTGCAAGTTTCGCCGAAGACCTACACGCTGCCCGCCGGCACGCTGGCGAAGCTCCACAACCTGGACGAATACGTCGCTCAGGAAAACGAGGAGCAAACGCGTCGTGCACTGTCGGCAATCTCGACGGTTGCAGGTCTGTTGCCACCGCCCGCACGCGATGCGGACAAGCCGAAGTCTCTGGCTGCACCGGAGCTCGACGGCGACGACGAACTACGCGAGCTGGAAATGGGCCACGAGAAGGTCGAAGCAGGCCCGTCGGCAGCAAGCGTCGCACTTGACGCTGAGCTGGACGACATCCTGGGCGATCTGGAACGCACGGGCACGTAAGCCTTCACGCAGCCCTGTTTGGGGCTGGCGCTTTCGGGTGCCAGCCCTTTTTCTATCGTCATCCGAGTATGGAGAAAGAGTGTGAGCAAAACGATTTTGGTGGACGGCAACTCGGTCGGTCATGCAGCGCACCGCGGAACCAAGCTTCGCGCAGGCGACCTCGAGACCCAAGCCATTTACGGAACGCTGCACACGATTCGCAACCTGAAGCGCCGCAAGCCTAACTGGACCCCGATGGTTCTATGGGACGGTCGCGCTGAGTGGCGATTCGAATTGCACCCTCCGTATAAGTCCAACCGCGAGAGCGACTCAAAGAAGCGCGCCGAACGCGAGTCGTATAAGCAGCAGCGCCCGTATATCGCCACCGCCTTGCAGCACTTGGGGGTGCGTCAGGTCACGGCAATGAAGCACGAAGCCGACGACATGGCCGGTTACTTCGTGGCGGAGCTCACCAAGAAGCCTGAGAACGAGATTGAACTGGTCACGGGCGATGAGGACTGGGCACAACTGGTCCGGCGTAACGTCGCATGGCAAGACCACCGCGACGAGGACAAGCGCATCACCCTGGCGAACTTCATGGACATGACGGGCTACCCCGCACCCTACGCCTTTCTCGAAGGCAAGTGCCTGGTGGGCGATACGTCCGACGTGATTCCCGGTGTCGGTGGGATCGGTGACGGGGGAGCGCCAGAATTCATCGCTGAGTTCGGATCGGTGCGCGAGTTTTGGCGACGCTGTGAGAGCGGTGAATACGTTCCCAAGAGCAAAGCGCACCGCTCGCTCTGGCAAGGTCGGTCAGACAAGACCCGCGAGGAGTGGGCGGCAGACTTTGTGGCGCCTGAAGAGGCGACCGAAAAGGAGCGGGTGAAGGCGCTCAAGAAGCACATGGATGCCTACCCCGGCCAGGGTCGTCTGATCTTCCCGCGCAATCTGCGGCTCATGCAATTGCTCAAGGTCCAGAAGCCCGACCCGACCGATATGCGCGTTGTTGCCGGCAAGTTCGACTTGGACAAGTTTTCTGAGGTGTGCGAGGAGCTTTCTTTCCGCTCCATTCTCCGAGACATAAAGGGCTGGACAGCCGCATTTCAGTAAATCACGCAACAGTCAAAACTGACTACCCAAAGGAAATACATCATGAGTGCATTGGACGACCTCTGCGAATCGCTCGACAAAGCCATCGGCGAGAACGCCGCGGACCAGGCAGTGACGCGGTTCATCGATACAGGCTATCCGCCGCTGAATCACGCCATCTCGGGGCGCTATGACGGCGGGCTGCCGTTCGGTCGCATGGTTGAAGTGTTCGGTGGCTCGTCGTCGGGCAAGACGGCGATGGCAACCGAGTGGATGGTGCAAACGCAGCGCATGGGCGGTTGTGCCATTTTCGTGGACTACGAGCGCTCGTTTGACGTGCGCCTCGCGGTGCAGTTCGGCCTGAACACCGCTCGGCCGTTCTGGATCTACGTGAAGCCGCGCACGTGGGAAGAGGGCAACACGATCGCAGCGAAGGCCATTCACGCGATCCGTTCCTCGAAGGCGATTCCCGATGACGCGCCGATCCTGGTCATCTCCGACTCCATCGCGTCCGCCATCCCGAAGTCGATGCTGGTGGACAGCAAGGGCAAGGAGCGCGGCATTGACGAACTGACCATGAACGACACGTCAGCGCTCTCGCGCGTGACGTCCACGACACTCAAGGTGATGGCGCAGCATGCAGAGGACACGGACTCGACGCTCGTCTACCTGAACCAGATTCGCACGAAGATTGGCGTCATGTTTGGCGACCCGACGACGACACCAGGCGGAGCCGCGATGGAGTTCTACGCAACGGCCCGTCTGTCGCTCGCACGCGAGAAGATCATGGCCGAAGTGAAGGGCGGCAAGGAGTTCATCGGCCAGAAGGTAAAGATCCACGTGGTCAAGTCGAAGCTCACTAAGCCGTTCAAGAAGGCGGAACTGCGAATGATGTTCGATGAAAACGACGTGGCGCGGTTCGACCCGATCCACAGCACGTTGGAGTTCCTGATCGAGAACAAGCTGATCACGGGCGACAAGTCGTGGGTGACGTGGGTCGATGGCAAGAAGTATCAGCCAAAGGCGCTCGCTGCCAAGATCAGTGCGGAAGGTGCTCGCGCCGATCTGCTGAAGTTCCTGCCGGAGAAGGCGATCGAGACTGAGTTCGAAACGCCCATAGCGAAAGCTGCCTGACGGCAGTTAGTCGACCCTGACTAAGATTAAAGCATCACAACTTAGTCGGGGTCGTCCTCATGAAAACGCGCGTCGTTGATTTTATTCCGCCGGTTGTCGGCGTCGAAGGGCAGTTCAATACGTTTCGAATCGGCGGCTTCTACGCCAAGCACCTGCAACCGGGCGAGGAAGTGTTCCTCATGGACTCGAAAGCCCGCGAGGTCTTTGGCAAAGCAGTCGTCGAGAGGGTAGAGGTGGGGCGCCTGGCTGAAATGTGCGCTCAGCACGCCGCGATGAACCACACCGAGCTGGACACGCCGGATGGGAGCAACGCCGAGCGGCTGATGAGCCTGTTGCAGAAGATCAACGGCCCGCACATCGCCACCCCGACCAAGAAAACCACTGTGATTTTTATGCGGAGGATTGAATGAGTGAAGGAAACACGCTCAGCGAGAAGATCAACTTCGGCAAACATAAAGGCAAAACATTCGCCGCGATAATGAAGACCGATGCCACGTATCTGTGCTGGTTGCGCGATGACGTGGCAAAGACCAAGCGTCAGTCGTTCTTCGACAAGGACGCAAACGACGCGCTAGACCGGTGGCTCGAGCGTGCAGCCAAGTCGGTGGGTGGGAAGTATCGGAACTGGACGACGAATCCGCCTGACTTCGCCGCAATGCGTGCGCAGGTGGAAGTCCAGATCACGGGTGCGGCCATGCAGACCCAATCCGTGATTGCCCAGGCGCTGCCGGTTGCGTTCGCCGGCTACGGAGACGAGTGGGGTGCGTTTTGAACCTCGAGCCTACTTACCCGAGCAAGCTCAAGAATAAACAATATCGCGTCGTGCTTGGCATGGACAGTTTCGTCGAGTTCGGCAAATACAAAGGAACGGACGTGAAGTTCCTGCTCTACAAGCACCCGGCATATCTGTGCTGGCTACTCGACAAGCACCTCTTGGATCACCCCAAGAGCGAAATGAAGATCGAGTTCAAGCCCGAGCTCCTGACAGCCATCCTGGACAAAATCATTGACGACCCCGCGTGTGCGCAATGGAAGGGCTTGCTGCCGGAGGAATACACGGCCGAGAAGCGGGAGGCCAAGCGTGCAGCGGAACGCGAGGCGGCTGAGAAGGCCGCAGTCTATGAGTCGATGGACTGGGGAGCCTTCTGATGTATCAGGATCAGTTGCGCTGGAGCCAACGCGAGGCGCGCGAGCGCAGGCAGGGAGCGCGTGAATTTGACCGCGATTGGCGTGAGATGGAGGAGTTCACGTTCGCGCCGCGCGCCCGTGAAGATAGCTTTATCGTGCTCGACTCGGTGATGGCCGATGAACCGTCAAGGCGGATCACGAAGGCCGATGCCAAAGCGCACAAGCGCGCGCGGCAGCAAGAACGGCGTAACGCCGAGCGTGAGACGCAGCGCGCAGCACAACATTATGACCAGGCCGGCTGGGGTGGGTTCTGATGGCGAATCGTTACTTCCACACCGTGCACGGCAGATTTTACGGGTGGTGGCACTACCTCGACAGCGGACGCGCCTGCTACATCGCCTCGCGCAAGAGCCGCGAGGTCTACCAGAAGATGAACGCGTGGTGCATTGACGTGATGACACTCGAGGAGTGCAAGGCGCGCGGGATCAAGGTGATCGGTGTCAAAACGACGGGCAAGGCCGGCAAGCTTTACCTGACCTACGTGGACGATTTCTACACGTCGCCGTATTCGTTTGCACACTGGGGCACGACGCGGCAAAGAGGGTTGCCATTGTCGCGTTTTCGCCACCATCCGGGCAAGACTGCGAAGGGAATTGCGTCGGCAATGTCGATGCGATAACAGTCATTCCTGACTAGTCATTGTATAATAAGTTTCATGAGCAATTTAACGAGGGACCGATGATATTGGCGAGTGCTTTTCTCTGCATGGCATTGAACGTTTTTCACGAGGCTAGGGGCGAGCCTATACAGGGGCAACTGGCAGTCGCAATGACGACGATGAACCGGGCAGAGGGAGACCCCGCGAATGTCTGCAAAGTGGTGATGGCGCCCAAGCAATTCTCGTGGACTAACCGCTTGGTTGTTCGCAAGAAGGACCACTGGAAGATCACCAACCGCGCGCTGCCACGTGACGAGAAAGCGTGGCAGATGGCCCGAGCGGTTGCGTATGTGACGTTAAAGGGCAAAGCGCGCGATTTCACGCGCGGTGCGACCTACTATCACACGCGTGCAGTTCACCCGACTTGGGACCGCGGCATGGAACGCGTCTATGCAACCGGAAACCACGTTTTTTTTAAATAGTCGTATTAGTCAAAATTGACTGTGAGAAAGAGAATGAAGCCATATGGCGTGATATCGGACACGCACAACCACGGTTGGTCCGCGTTCGCAACGACCCTGCCAAGCGGCGTGAACAGCCGCCTGCAGATGATCCTCGACGAAACGCTGCGCTGTGCCCAAGAGGTCAAGAAGGCGGGCGGAAGCGTCATGTATCACGGTGGGGACCTATTCCACGTGCGCGGCTCGATTGCGCCCTCTGTGCTCAATCCGACGATGGACATGTATCGGTCGATCATCACCGACTTGGGCGTGCAGATCGTGATCCTCGCAGGCAACCACGACCTCGAAGGCAAGGAATCGACGCGCATCTCCAGCGCGATCACCGCACTCGAGGGTATTGGCTGCAAGGTCGTGAACGACTTTGGCTTCCGGGGGCTGGCTGCGAGCGACAACGTGGCGATGATCCCCTGGAATCCGTCGATTGCGGGCCTCAAGACGCAGATCGAGTCCATCGACCCGTCCGACCGTGCAGAGTGCGACCTGATGATCCACGCGCCGGTAGATGGCGTCATCCCCGGCATTCCCGATCACGGGCTCGACGCCGGTTATCTGCAGTCGCTCGGTTTTCGCCGCGTCTTCTGTGGCCACTACCACGCACACAAAGACTTGGGCGGTGGCGTCTACAGCATCGGATCACTTACGCCTCAAACATGGTCGGACGTCGGCGCGAAAGCAGGCTTTCTGATCGTGTCGGAAACGGACGTGCGCTGGATGAAGTCACGTGCGCCCGAGTTCGTGGAGCTCGACGCGAGCACGGACCCGGATGACGTGCCGCTGATCGTCGATGGCAACTACGTGCGAGCCGCCATTCACACCGCGAAGGTGGAGGAGGTCGAGGGCTTGCGCGAATTCCTGTTCAAGCACGGCGCGGCCGGCGTGGTGCTCAACGTCCAGAAGAGCCCGACAGCGATCGTGCGCACCGGTGGCGGGATCAAGAAGGGCGCGACGCTCGACCAGTCGGTCCACGACTACGTGAAGGGCATCGGGCACGCGCGAGAGGCAGACGTCGCGAAGCTGTGCCAGGAAGTGCTCGACTCAGTTCGCGCGGTGGAAGCATGAGCGCCCTGAGCGACGCCGAGAAGCTCTCTCAGCAAATGGGGCAGTTCGAATCGTGGTTCGGGAAGCTGTTCGTCTACTGGAACGCCAGTCTGGGATTCCGCTACGTGCGAGGGCTGAAGCCGTGACGGGCGAGCAAATGACATTCGAGGACGAAGCTCGTTTCGCCAAGCGCAACCGGGCGCTCGCGGAGGAAAAGATCCGCGAGGAGATCCGAAACGCGGTGCGCGCGGAGATCATGAGAGACGGTCTCTCCCGGAGCGCCATCGAGAAGGCTGCTCGCGAGACGCTGGCTTCGATGGTGGATCAGCGGGTCCGAGCGGCGCTTCGCGACAACGTGATCCAGAACAAGCTTCAGGCAACGATCGACGCCGCGATCAAAGAGGCATTTGGCGGGCAGGACGTGTCGAAAACAATCAAAAACCTTTTGGTCGAGCAGGCGCGTGTCGCTGCGGCCAAGTTCGTCGAGGAACGTGTGTCGATTGACGTTCGCGGCGATGACTTCGGGAGCTTCTAATGGACATCAAATCACTATTCATTCGCAATTTTCTGACCATCGGTTCGGCGCAACTGGAGCTCGATAACCGCGGTCTCCTGTTGATCCAGGGCGAGAACCACGACGACCCGTCCGCCAAGTCAAACGGTGCTGGCAAGTCGTCGATCGTGGATGCGATCTTTTGGGTGCTCTACGGCGAAACCGCGCGGGGTGTCTCGGGCGATGACGTAATCAACGACGCCGCTGGCAAGGACTGTCACGTGAGCACGATCATCGAGGACGGTGTTGACGTCTACGAAATCGCGCGTGGGCGCAAGTCCAAAGAGATCAAGAACGCCTTGATCGTCAAACAGAAAACGCCGCTCGGTTGGAGTGATCTCTCGAAGGGCACCGACAAGGAGACGCAGAAGGTGGTCGACAAGATCATCGGCTCGTCCAAAGAGGTGTTCGCCGCTGCCGTCTACGCGGGTCAGGAGAAGATGCCTGATCTGCCAGGCATGACCGACAAGAACCTGAAGGCGCTGATCGAGGAGTCAGCCGGCGTGGAGATCCTGACCGAAGCCTACGCAGAAGCTCGCAAGCGCGCGCTCACCGCCGAAGGTGCCGAGAAGATCGCCCGTAGCGAGAAGGCTAATGCCGAAGCCGCGCTTGTCGCGGCGAACGACGAACTGACGGCTGCCGAAGCACAGAAGGCACTGTTCGAGTCGCAGCGAAAGGATCGCGCCAAGCTGGAGCTTGCCAAGATTCCGCCGATCAATGCGCAGATCGTGGAGAACACCGCAAAGCGTGACAAGTTGCCCGACGAAGCGGAGCTCGAAAAGCGCATCGCTGGTTGCCAGTCGCGCCTCGATGCTCAAAAGGGAGAGGCGAAGACGCTCGCCACGCATAAGACGGCCGTGCAGACCAAAGAGCGCGAACTGGCGGGAAAAATGGCACTGCTTTCCGCTGGCCGCGCAGGTCTCGAAAGCGCACAGAAGGCGCTGACGGAAATTGAATCATTGGTCGGCAAGCCGTGCGGCGAGTGTGGCAAGTCGTATTGCGAGCACGACCTGGAGACCGCGAAGGCTGCGCGCACGAAAGCCATCGAAGAAAGGAAAGCTGAACTCGTGCCGGTGGCGCAAGCCATTCGCACGTTGCAGGACGAGCTCAAGACGCTGCAAGCGACCGCCACCACATTTGAAGCGTCAATGACTGACGTGAGCGATGTGGTGCGCGAGCACACGGAATTTAGCAATGTCCTGAATGAAGTGCGCACGCTTGCGCGACACAGCACGACGCTCGGCCATCAAATCAGCGCGCTCAAGGATGCGGCGAGCGCACACCTGAAGGCGGAAAACCCCTGGGTCAAGATCGAGGCGGATCGGCGCGAGAAGCGTCAAAAGGCCGAGAACCGCGTGGCTGATGCGGAACTGACACTGAGCCGTGCGGTGGAGGCGTGCGAGATGGCCGCCACCGTGGTGAAGGTGTTCGGCCCCGCCGGTGTGCGCGCCCACATCCTCGACACTGTGACGCCGATCCTGAACGAGCAGACCTCCGACTACCTGGGGATTCTGGCGGACGGGAACATCCACGCGACTTGGAACACGCTCGCCAAGACGGCAAAGGGCGAGTTGAAGGAGAAGTTCAACATCGAAGTAACCAACGACAAGGGCGCCAAGTCGTTCGCGGGGCTCTCGGGCGGTGAGAAGCGCAAGGCCCGGATCGCGTCGTCGATGGCGCTGCAGGACATGGTGGCCACGCGGGCGACCAAGCCGATCAACCTCTGGATTGGTGACGAAATCGACCACGCACTGGACGAAGCCGGTCTGGAGCGTCTGATGACGGTTCTGGAGCGTAAGGCGCGCGAGCGCGGCACTGTGCTGGTCATTTCTCATAATTCGCTCAGCGATTGGATCGACTCGGTGATCACGGCAGAAAAGAGCGGTGGCATCACCAAAGTGACGGGAGCGACCGCGCGTGGCCTCTAAGCACATCAAGGACATTACTGGTCAGCGCTTTGGCGCCTGGCTAGTGATCCGCCCGAGTGTTTTGGCGGACAACGGTGTCATGAAGTGGTGGTGCCGATGCGACTGCGGAACGGAGCGCAACGTCTTTGGAACCGCGTTGAGGGCGGGTAAATCCGTGTCGTGCGGCTGCGTCGCGCATGCGAAAGCTGCCGTTGATCGCGCGACGCACGGTCTGTCGCGCTCGCCTACCTACAAGTCGTGGCGGGCGATGTGGGCGCGTTGCACGAATCCTAAAACACATGGCTACGCCGAATACGGTGGCGCCGGGATCGTCGTCTGTGAGCGCTGGAAGGATTTTGCGAACTTCCTAGCGGACATGGGGGAGCGGCCCGAAGGTTTGACCCTGGACCGTTTCCCAAACAAAGAGGGCAATTACGAGCCGGGAAACGTTCGATGGGCAACGCCAAAGGATCAGGCGTTCAACCGCTCGTCCACGGTGACAGTCATGTATGGCGACGAAGTGATGAACCTCGCGGAGTTTGGGCGCCGAATCGGAATGGACCGACGCAACGTGCGCCACTGGATCGTCACCCGCAAGCTGAAGCCAGAAGAAGTCGCGGAAAAGGCGGGGGCGGAACGTGGCCTCTGACCTGTTGAATACCTTCGCGGGTGATGAGGAGGCGATGAAGCGGTTCACTACCACGATCCTCAGCACCCCTTTGGGCGCACCAAGCTTCTTGGACAAGATCATGGCCTCGAAGATCGCGCCTCAGCCCGCAACTGAGTTCGATTACGTCTCCGGACGTCGGGCGGGCAAGAACACGCTTTTGCGTGGCGTGGTGCGCGCCGCTGACGTGTCCATCCCAGGCTTTAACAGCGACGAGGCGAGCCGCTTTCCGGGAGGGCCGGACGCCTACCGGGAAGAGCTCCATCGCCGCAACGGCACCACGCCTCGCCCCAACAAGACCAAACCCATTATTGCAACCCCTGAAGACTTCGAGAGGATCGATATGCCAGCAGAAGCAGTAACCCCGGAGGAAGTCGAGCTCCAGAAGCTCGTCGACCAATATCACGAAGCATTCAAAGCGACGCCCCGAAGCTTCATGCTCACGGCGCCAGCCAAGCACACCACGCTCACCGGCAAGGAATACAAGATCAAGCCGTTTATCGGTGGCGAGGAGTTCGAGCCCTGGCGCGCCTATGTGGGCAAGAAGCACGGCACGATCATCGTGCTTAAGCCGAAATACCCGTGTGACTTCGAATTCCTCGAGGTGCCCGAGAAGCAGTGCAAGACCGCGTTTGGCGCTGCCTTCCCGATGTATATGCGCGAAGTGCTCAGCGACGTGATGGACGCGAAGGAAGAGCTCGCCGCGCAGGCGCGAAAGCTTCAGGAGATGGAGCGCAACGCGGAAGCGGCCGCTCAGTATTCGGAGTTCGGCTCATGGTGAAACTTTTAAGCAGGCTGTCTTTGGCGCAGCGCTACGTGCTCGGCTGTATCGCGTTTCTATGGCTGAGCGCCGCGATCTGCGGAACGGCAACCGCGTGCGCGCTGGTTGCATTTCTCACTGCGGTCATCCTGGGCATTGCCGGGCCGACGACCGCATCATCAAGCAGAGGACGATATTAATGAACGGCATCAAGATCATCGGCATGGACCCGAGCCTGTCCAATTTCGGCTTCGCCAAAGCGACCCTCAACCCCGCTACCATGCTCTACACGGTGGATGAGCTCGCGCTGGTGAAAACCGAGAACGAGAAGGATAAGAAGCTCAAAAAGAGCGTGCGCAAGAACTCGGAGGATCTGGAGCGAGCGCGTGCCCTCTACGAAGGCATGGTTGAAGCCTGCAGGGGCGCCACGCTGGCGATTGCTGAAGTTCCCGTGGGATCGCAGTCAGCGCGCGCAATGGCGTCGTATGGGGTCTGTGTGGGCGTCCTTGCGGCATGTCCAATTCCGCTCATCCAGGTGACGCCTTCGGAAGTGAAGCTCGCCGGCACTGGCTACAAGTCGGGCACGAAAGACGAAATGATCGAGTGGGCGATGGCGAAGTTCCCCACCGCCAACTGGCTGCTCACGAAGCGGGCAGGGCAGATGGTGCCGGTAGCAGCAAACGAGCACCTGGCTGACGCGGTTGGGGCGATCGAGGCTGGCCTGAAAACCGACCAACTGAAGCAAGCAATCGCGCTCATGCGCGGGTTGCGGGAAGCCGCCTAAATTTATCAGCTTATAAACAGTCAAAACTGACTATACTTAACATGTAGTCAGTTCTTTTCTGGAGAGTCAAATGGGCGCCGTTGCCAAGAAAACGCTCGCTGAAGCACCCCTCAAAATCAAAGTGCCGTCCGACCCCTTTCGCGCGCCGAATGTGCATAAAGTCGAAGGCTTCGCTCGTTTGATGGTGGAGGTGGCCGACGAGTGCGGCGGGTGCGAGCACGTGGATATGCACCACTACCTCGACGCGATCACTCAAGACGTCCATTGCGGTCTGCGCTGCAAAGTCGCCAACCGGCACGGCAACCGATGCGTGAAGGAACTCGAAGCTGAAGCCGCCGAGCGACGTGAGAGGGAGCTGAGCGAGTCAATAGCGCCCTTTAATGGAACGCTCGCAATCGATTCGCGAATGATCAGAAACGGCTCTATCGACTGGAGCAAGATCGAGATCAATAAGGAGCGGCCCTCCGCGAAAGATTGGCCTTATCAATACATGACGAAACCGGGAGACTTCCTGCCGATTTCCGTTCGCGACCAAATGATCGACGCCGCGAGCAGGCCCGCGCCGATCCGGTCGAACCGCGACAAACCAATGACCGTTGCCGACGACGCCTGGTAATTCCCTGTTCATATAGAGCAACAGTCAAAACTGATTTATTATCCTCAACCCGCCAACTGCAAAGAGAAGGTAGAACATGGAAGTCATTAAGCGCGACGGATCGCGCGAGCCCTTAAACATCGAGAAAATCCAGAAGTGTGTGGCCTGGGCCTGCGAAGGGCTCGACGTCTCACAATCCGAGCTTGAAACGAGCGTCGGCGATATGTTCTTCGACGGCATGACGACCGCCGAGATCCACCGCGCGACCATCCTGTCGGCCGGCGGCTTGATCAGCCCGAGCGCGCCTGACTTTACCTTCGTCGCCGCGCGCCTCTTGAAGCAGCAGATTTTCAAGGAGTCGTGGGGCCAAATCGACTATCCACACCTCGCGCAATACCTCGCGGCCGCGGTGGATCTGGAGAAGCTGACGCCGGAATTGCTCGATGGCCGTTTCATCCTCGAGGATCTGAACGACGCGATTCGTCCGGATCGGGACTACCAATTCGACTACCTGGGCCTGCAAACGCTCGCTGACCGCTACTTCATTCGCGAGACGCCGGACGGCCGCATCCTGGAGATGCCGCAGCACTTCTTCATGCGTGTCGCAATGGGCTTGGCGATTCGCGAAAGCAATCCGACGGCACGCGCCATCGAGTTCTACGAGGTGCTATCCAGCTTCGAATTCATTAACTCGACGCCGACGCTGTTCAACTCCGCCACGCTGCACCAGCAAATGTCGTCTTGCTACGGCAACCAGGTGGGCGACTCCATCGTGTCGGACCCGGGCGAGCACCCTTACAACTCGATCTATGGCGCGATCACGGAATGCGCGCTGCTATCCAAATACGCCGGCGGCATTGGCACCGACTGGACCCCGGTTCGCGGCAAGAACGCGCACATCAAGGGCACGAACGGCAAGAGCTCGGGCGTTGTGCCGTATCTGAAGGTCTACAACGACACCGCGGTGGCGGTGAACCAGGGCGGCAAGCGCAAGGGCAGCTTTGCGCCGTATCTGGAGACTTGGCACCCGGACGTGCCGGCTTTCCTGCAGTTGCGAAAGAACACGGGCGATGACCACGAACGCACGCACGACATTTTCCCGGCCAACTGGATTCCCGACCTTTTCATGGAGCGCGTGAAAGAGAAGGGCAAGTGGCACTTCTTCGACCCGCACTCCTACCCGGAACTGCACGAGCTTTATGGCGACGCGTTCAAGGCGCGCTATGAGGAGCTGGAAGCGGCCGGCGCATACGTTGGCGAAGTCGAAGCGCTGTCGTTCTGGCGTGAAATGCTGGTTGCGCTGTTTGAAACGGGAAATCCGTGGATGACGTGGAAGGACGAGATGAATCGTCGGAACCCGCAAAGCCACGTCGGCGTGATCCACAACTCGAACCTTTGCACGGAAATAGCCCTGAACAACTCGGCGGACGAGACGTTCGTGTGCAACTTGGGTAGCGTGAACGTGGTGAAGGTCAATCCGTTCTACAACCCGTCGCGCTTTCGTCAGGTGGTCAAAACCGCGATGCGCATGTTGGACAACGTGATCGATATCAACTTCTACCCGAGCGACCGGGCGAAGTCGGCGAACCTGCGTCACCGCCCGGTTGGTCTGGGCCTGATGGGGCTGTCGGACCTGATGGCGAAGATGGGCATCGACTGGGAGTCGGAAGACTGCCTGAAATTTAACGACGAGCTCCTCGAGCACCTGTCGTTTGAGGCGATTCAGGGATCTGTGGATCTGGCAGTCGAGCGGGGCGCCTATAAGACGTTCGCGGGCTCGAAGTGGAGCCAGGGCATTCTGCCAATCGACACGGCGCGTGAACAGTCAATGACGATGCCGCTGTCCTGGGATGAACTGCGCCACCGCGTGATGACCTATGGCATGCGCAACAGCAACACGATGGCCATTGCACCGACCGCGACAATCAGCAACATCATTGGCGTGTCGCCCTGTATCGAGCCGAACTTCGAACTGTTCCACTCGAAGAAAAACATGGGCGGCAAGTTCCTCGTGATCGCGCCAAGCCTGCGTTACGCCCAGCCGGGGCAGAAGGTCAAGACCGCCTTCGAGATCGCGCCGGTGTGGATTATCGACGCTGCGGCCCGGCGCCAGAAGTGGATCGACCAGGCCCAGAGCACGAATATCTGGATCAAGGCGGGCACGAAAGGCAAGGATCTGTCCGAGCTTTACATTCGCGCGTGGGATAAGGGTCTGAAAACGACCTACTACCTGCGCACCGAGTCGGCAAAGGCGAAGGAAGAAGCAGCGCCGGCGGTTGCGGCGCCCGCGGTTGACGTAATGGAGCAGGACGTCACCGCAGGGCTTTGCTCGATTGAAAACCCCGACTGCCAATCTTGTCAGTAAAGTAACAGTCAGCATTGATTATCTCCCCGCCCCACGCGGGGAGTTTTAACAGGAGAACCTCTATGTCTGGCGAAGTTTTGCAGTTCCGCCCGCGCGCAGTGAGCACCGACGTGCTGCCGAAAGCCGTCAAGGCTGATGGCGCGCCGTCCGCACCCATTCCGATGCCGCCCAGCAAAGGCGAGCAGATCATTCTCAAGAAAGTGCCGGTTATCCGCGACCCGCGTGCTCGCGTGGAAATGCCGCTGTCGGTCCTCGAGGAAATGACCGACACGCTGATTTTCTACAGCCGCCAGGGGTTCGACCACGGTGTGCGCGCCACGCGTGCGCTCAGCGTGTTCACCCCGCCACAACAACCCTCCGGAGACGTTGCATGAGCAGCCACGCGCAGATTATCAATGACCGGCGCCTCGCGTTCGGCCCACGCAGCGACCTGATGGCGATCTCGCCGGCAAAACACAAATGGGCGCGCGAAATCTGGAAGCAGATGAAGGCGAACAACTGGGATCTCCACGAGACCGATCTGACTGAGGACGGCCCGTGCTACCGGAACCGTCTGACGGAAGGCGAGCGCTTTGCCTACGACAGCGCGCTCGCGTTCGCGTCCAACCTCGACGGGTTCCAGCTCCACAGCCTCTCGAACATTGAGGCGTGCATCACGTCGCCAGAAGTGGAGATGTGCATCAAGCGCCAGATGTATGAAGAGGCGTTGCACGTGGACGCCTATAGCGAAATGGTCGAGACGGTATCGGCCGATCCGATGGCAGTCTATATGCGCTTTGAGCGCGACGGCATGCTCGCGGCCAAGAACGAACACATCCTCGAACAAGTGCGCTTGCTGGAAGGGGATAAGACGCCGGCGCAGTTCGCTCGCTCGGTGATCGCCAACATCGCCCTCGAGGGCATCTACTTCTACAGCGCGTTCCTCGTGTTCTATGCGCTCGCACGTAACGGAAAGATGACCGGCAGCGCTGACAGCGTGAAACTGATTCACCGCGACGAGCGCACGCACTTGGGTCTGTTCAAGCAGATGCACAAGACGATGATGCAGGAGCGCCCCGAGCTTTACGATGCGCAGTTCTGGCAGGACGCTGAAGCGATCCTGCGTGGCGCTGTGGACCTCGAAGGGAAGTGGGGCGGCTACATCGTCAGCAAAGGCATGCTGGGTGTCACGGCGCCGATCGTGCGGGGATTCCTTGAATCGACAGCTAACGAGCACGCGGCAGATATCGGTCTCTCGCCGCTCTATCCAGGCGTCAAGAATCCGGTGCCGTGGTTCAAGCCGTTCTCTGAAGGCGAAGAGGCCAACTTCTTCGAGGCGAAGGTTGGCGACTATGCCGTCGGCACGCTCAGCGACTGGGATTAAGTCTCAAAAACAGCCGGTCGATATTAGTCAAAGCTGACTATAATTTGTGTGTAAGCAGTCACGCCCCGGTCACACCGGGGCAATCTTTCCCGCGTTGAGGAATTAATGATCGAAGCCAAAGTTATCGAAGATTCAATCAGTGAAGCAGGTGCGCGCCTGACGACGCTGCAACTGAAATATCCGCGATTCATCCACGCGGAAGCCAAGACGCACCGGATCGTTTCGCAGTCGATCGAGGAAATGATCCTGCTCACGCAGGACGACGGGTTCATGAGCGACACGAACCTCTCCCGCAACGCCAGCTCCTCGCGTGCGATTCCAGTCGCCAAGATGATCGAGCAAGTGCGTAATAACCCGGCCATGCCGATCCACTGGGGCAAGAATCAGTCGGGCATGCAGGCGCGCAAGGAACTGACAGGCCACGACTTGCAGCAGGTGCAGAACGCCTGGCGCGTCGCGGCAGAGCATGCAGCGGACCTCGCTCAACGGATGCTGGAGCACGGCGCCCATAAGCAGGTCGTCAACCGCATCCTCGAGCCATTCCAGTGGATGCACGTCGTGGCGACGGCGACCGAGTGGGGCAACTTTTTCGAGTTGCGCGATCACGAGGATGCGCAGCCTGAGATCCACTATCTGGCCAGGCAGATGCGCGCGGCGATGGATGCGTCATCGCCGGTTCCGCGAGTCCTCGACCGGAGCTCCGCCTACAACTGGCACTTGCCCTACATCAGCGCAGACGAGCGATTCGAGCGCCAGGACGAGCCCGAGCTGCTGGCGAAGGCATCGACCGCGCGCTGCGCCCGCGTCACAGCCCTGAATCACGACGGCACGAACCCCGTGCTTGAGAAGGATCTGGTTCTCTTCGACAGGCTCGTCGGTGCCCGGCCACTTCACGCCTCACCGACCGAGCACCAGGGCTATCCGATGCGGCTCGCAACGGCGCAATCCAAGAACTTCCGCGGCTGGCGCCAGTGGCGCGAGCGCGTCGAGTTCGACCACCAGTTTTAACCCCTCACACACAACGCACACAACGCACAGGAGCAAAACCATGAGTCTCATTTCCGCAGTTTTCGGCACCGAACTGGCCCTGAAACCCAAGACAGTTGCGGGTGTCATGGGTGCCTTCCACAACACCATCCGCCAACTGCGCGACGTGCAGGAGCACCACGAAACGCAGGCCGACGCGCACGCCCAGAGCATCAAGGATCTGGAGTCCAAGCGCCTCGCCTCGCTGGCTGAGTCGAAGCAGGCTGCCGAAGTCGCGGCAAAGATGGCTGCGATCGTCGGCGAGCCGGTCGCATCGCAAAACATGGCCTTCAACTAAACCACAACCTCGTTCCACTGTAGGAGAAAACGCAACATGAATTCCAAGCAATACACCGATCAGGCAGTCCAGACCGAAAGCCGTCCGAGCCATATCGCTTTCGGCACCGTGGGGCTGCACGCAGTCTTGTCGCTCGCCATCCTGAGCACCAAGATTGCTGATATCGCCAAGCGCAAGATTTACTACGGCACGGCGATGAACCCCGAAGAAGTCTCGGCCATCCTGCAATCGGTCGGGGCGACCGCGCAGTTCCTTTTCAGCCACAACCAGGCTGGGCAACTGGACAACCCGCTTGACGTCGATGCGCTGCCATCGGACGCGCAAGTGCCGGTGGGCATCCTGCGTGCGAAGCTCGCGAACGTCAACCCGCGCATCCTGCACGCCGGTCTGGGTCTGTTCACGGAAAGCGGCGAGGCGCTCGAATTGATCTTGAAGGCGCTGGAAACCGGTGCGTTCGATACGGTCGGTTGGGGTGAAGAGGTGGGCGGCGACATTGGCTGGTATCAGGCAACCGGCATGGATGCGGCCGGTCTGAGCATCGACGACGCCCGCGAGAAGAACATCGCGAAGCTTCGCAAGCGCTATCCGGACAAGTTCACCGCCTATGACGCTGAAAACCGCGATCTGGCAGGCGAGCGCGCCATTCTGGAGGGTCAGGCGGGCGGTGCGGCGCCGAACGTGACTGCGGCCCCTGGCGGTGGTCTGGTGGTGCCGCCGGCTAACCAAGCGAAGGCCGCGTAATGATCGGGTTGACGGGCGCTCATCGCGTTGGAAAGACCACTCTGGCGAAGGGATACGCCTTGAAGTCCGGCGCGTCCTACCTTAACGCATCGGTCAGCGCCATCAACCGCGATCTGGGCTTTGACTGCACGAAGGAGCACAGTTTCGCGGAGCGGCTGAACCACCAGGAGAAGCTGCTGGCGCGTGTGGATGCTATCTACGGCGAGCATGCGGGCGAGGAGATCATCACTGATCGAACGCCGCTCGACATGCTGGCATACACGATGGCTGAAGCGCACGGCGACCGTGTAGCGGCGGAGGACCAGGAGCGGTTTCAGCGCTACGTCCAAAACTGCATCGACGTCACCAACCGACGCTTTGGCGTGCTGTTGCTAGTGCAGCCGGGCATTCCGCTGGTGGAGGAAGAAGGAAGCGGGCAGGCGAACGCGGCCTACATCGAGCACTTGAACACCCTGATCCTGGGGTTGACGGCAGATGAGCGTGTGAAGCCGATCCACTTCTACATTCCGCGTCGAACGCTCGCAGTCAATGATCGGATTGAGGCGATCGAGTTTGCGGTGGGTCGCGCTCAGGCTCGCACCATGCAGATCATTCAGGCGGAACGCGGCGAAGGAGCGCTGTTGCATTGAAGTAGCTGGAAACTTGCTCGGGTGTTGTAAATAACAGTCATAACTGATTGTTGTCCCGAGCAAGTATCTGTAATATTCGGTTTGTGCGCAGCGTTGCGCTAACTGACTAGAGAGAAGAAGCGATGCCTTTATCGCTAGTAAGCGCTGATTTACCAACCCTGCAGGAAGAAGTCGATCGCAAAGCGTTTGAGACGCTCGAATGGCTCACGTATTCGGTCGCACAGGGGCGCATTACCGCGCACCAATTCAGCACCGGGGTAGACGTGCTTTTCATGACGGTTTCGGGGCTGCTGAAGAACGATTTCATTGGGCTGATCACCGCGGCTCAGGAGCTTTGCCCGAAAGAGCCGCTGCGCCTGAAGCGCTCGTTCTCGGATGGCTCGGCGGTGATGACGGTGGAGTGGACCGTAGGGTCCGAACAGGTTTGGTTTGGCCGCTTTGGCGGCAAGAGGGCGGTGAAGGATTTCGACACCGCAAGACAGGCGCAGGAGTGGTTTGCAGCTGCGGGAAAGCCGCTTGAGACCAAAGGATTCAAGGAGATTTGACACATGAGACCCAATTTCGAGCTTTTGCGTGACGCGTTCGCCATTATCGACGGCATCCCGGAAGCTGCTTTCAATCTTTGCGCCTGGACGTCCAAGAAGGGAGAGTCGCTCTCCTGCGGAACCATCGCATGCGCCGGCGGCTGGATCGCCCGCCACCCGACATTCACGCGAATCGGCGTCTCAATTGACGCAGAGGGTGACGTGGTTCTGGATAACGGTTGCTCCAACGGTGCCTACGCGCTGGCTGAAGTGTTTAGCCTGAACATCGCGAAGGACGAGGAGCTGATCTTTTCGTCGCGCGGCTATCACCTGGGTGGATACAAGGACTATGACCTCACTGCGCCCCAGCGCCGCATGCTCACTGACAAGCAACTCTGGAAGCGCCGCGTGCTGCGCTTGTTCCAGGAATACGACGAGCCGTTCGACGCGACCGTAGGCGAGGGGCTCTTGCTGGACGTGCGGCAATGATGGACGAGAAAGAACAACGCGCGGCGTGGTTGAAGTCGCTCCAGGCAGGGCAGCACGTGGCGATGCTTACAACGCATCACGGCTATGAGCTCCTGAAGATCGAGCGACTCACTGCCACCTTGTTCATCCTGAAGACGCCATCTGGCCACGAATTGCGGGCCAGTCGTGATCATGGCTACTTCTTGGGGCGTAGCCGGTATGAGCGTATCGTGCCGGTCACGCTGCAGGTCAAGGAGAGCCGCGAGCTGGCCAAACTTCAATCATGGCTCAGTGCTTTGTCGTATCACAACACGCCCGTCAAGCCCACTCTCGCGCAGCTTCGCGCCATGAAGCGGGCGCACGACAAAGTAGCCTACAAACAAGGCGTCGAGGACGCGCTCAACAAGGGGGTAACGATCCAATGAAACTGTTTATTCCGCCATTAGGCACGATGGTCAAGACCGCTGCCGACTGGTCGTTCACGCTCCACGACGAGCGGCGCAACGATGGCTTTGTTGAGGCCGCGGTGCCGCGCAAGACCAAGCGCGTGAGCTACTACGACAAGATTTCCTACCCCGTCACGCTGCCGGCGGGAGCGGTCCTCAAAGTCGAGCGCGTTTTCATCCGTCGCGGCATCTCGGACTTCGACAGCGTGACGTTCATTTTGCAAGGCAAAAAACACCCAATCGAGCTGGCCAACGGCCGCGCGATCAAGGCCAACAAACGCTTCTGGGTGAAGCTGCCCGACGCCAACCAGATCGACGTCGCAAGCTTCGAAGTTGCCGATCAGCAAGCGTAGAAACCCCTGATTTTTCGCGTCACAATTGCAACACTCAAAACTGATTAACACTCACAGCTAAGGAGAAACACATGAAGATTCAACGCGTCGCGTCCTACCGCACCACCGACGGCAAAACCTTCAACGACAAGAAGGATGCGCAGACGCATCAGAAGACGCTGGATCGCCTGGATAGCCTCAAAGTTCTGGTCGCAAACGGCATGGCGAACGACGTCACGGCGCCGACCGACGAGCTGGTGGACGAGATCGCAACATTCATCCTCAACCACGCGGACGACTTGCGCTCTATCTTGCCGCAGCGCGCGAAGCCCACCGAACTGGACGCCTTCATCGCCGAGCAGCAGGCCGGACTTGGCCAGACGCCGGCGACCGTCCAGTAACCCATGCTCGCCCGCGCAGTCCTCTTCGCGGCGCTCCTCGCATCGACGCTCTACGGAATCGGGTGGGTCGCCACGACCACACCGTATTTCAAGGACCGCCAGCGCAAGCGCCGCATCTTTCTCAGAGCCACCCTGGTTCTTGCCTCCATCGTCCTGACCGTGACGACGCTGGCAGTAATTGTCACGGTCGAACGACACTAAGGAGCTTTACACATGCAACGCACTAAACGGCTTTTCAGCGGCGTCATTGCCGCACTCGCAATCGGCATCGGCTTGTCGGGCTGCGGCGGGGTCATCGAGACGGGCTCGGTCGGTGTGCGCACCACGTTGGGCGACGTGAGCCAAACCGAAGAGGGGCAGGGCATCTACGCGGCGGTGTTCTCGCACGTCGATCACTACACGGTCAAGGAAACCTCCATCGACCTGAACGACCTCACGCCGCGCGCCAAAGACAAGCTGACGGTGAAGGATCTGGAGGTCTCGATCTACTACCGCGGCGTGCCGGGCACGATCGCCAAGTTCGTGTCCACGCATGCCGGCGCTTCGGCCAAGTTCGAGGGCGAGGGATTCGTGCGACCTGGCTATTACCTCGTGTCGAATCTGGCGAAGGGCGCGATCTACGACTCCGTGACCGAATATGACAGCCTCGCCCTGAACCAGAGCCGCACGGAGCTCGAGGGCAAGATCCTCACGCAGACGCAGCGCCTTCTTGACGCCGATCCGTCCGTGAAGGGCACGTTTGTCGTGACGCGGGTTGTGGTGCGCAAGATCCAGACGGACCCGACGATCGATCAGGCGATCCAGCAGACCGTCCTCGCTCAGCAACAACTGGCGCAAAAGGAGAATCAGGCACAGGTCGCGCATAAGGACGCTGAAATCCGCCGCATCAACGCGGAAGGGCAGGCCAACGCGAACACGGAGTTGCAGAAGACCCTGACGCCGGCGTTCCTGCAGCACGAATACAACGTGGCGTTGCAGTCCTGCGCCTCCAATGAGAAGTGCACGATGATCATTGGCCAGAGCGGCGCAACGTTGATCCAAGCGAAGTAACGCTTCACTTTCCTGCGTCGAGCTTTTAACATAGCGTAACAGTCAAAATTGATTGTTACGCTAGATTAAGAGTTCAACCCCGTTTGAGGAGAATATCGATGGCAACGTTGCTGATCGAAACGAAAGAAGTCCGCGCACTGGAAATCCAATTTGACGACCTGGAAAAGCTGCTCAAGGCGGTCCATAAGAAGGCCGTGTTTGTGGTTCGCAAGACGATGCGTGGCGAAGTGCTGGTTGACGCCGGACGCTATACGCAGGGCAAGCTGAGCGCGGACAAGGAGGACGCGCTGTGGGAAGAACTGAACGAGCCCACGCCGTTCCTTTCGCTCGAACTCGCCATCGAGGACTTGGTGAACCGCGGCGAGCTGCCCGAAGGCCATTTCCTGGTCAATCTGGGCGAGAAGGTCGATGAATTCGCCAGTGGCGGCATCGTGCGCCCGGGAGTGTTGGCGCTGCAGAAGGCACTGGCTGGGGTGCCGGCATGACTCTCCTCGTTACCGGTTTCGACACTGAAACCACCGGGCTCGAGGCGGAGAAGGGCGACAAGGTGGTTGAAGTCGCCCTGCTGACCTACGACTTCTACTCGCGAAAGCTGGTCGACAAATACGTCCAGCGCGTGGACCCGGAGCGGCCCATCACCGCGAAGGCTCAGGAGGTTCACGGCATTGCCTACAGCGATCTCGTGGGCATGCCCAAGTTTCGCGACATCGCCCATGAAGTCGAGAGCCGCTTCGCCAAGAGCGACCTCGTGATCGCGCACAACATCGCCTTCGATATCGAGTTCCTCTATCACGAGTTTCAGGCTTGCAAGATCGCGCTGCCTGACGTCGATGGCTTCGACACGATGAGCGAGAGCCGGTGGGCATGCGCAGACGGCAAGTATCCGCGTCTGGAAGAGCTGTGCTTCGCGTTGAACGTGCCATTCGATCCGTCAGCGGCCCATGCCGCGGAATACGACGTGGAACGCATGATGACCGCGTGGTTCGAGGGCATGAAGCGCGGCGTCTGGACCATGCCGGAGGGGTTTGCCGAGAAGCTGAAGGTGGCTGCATGACAACGCTGAGCGAGATGGCGGAGTCGTGCACCGATTGCGGCGATGACCTCGAAATCGGTCAGATCGGTAAGTGCGACGAGTGCCAGGACGCGGGTGAACCCCAAAAGCTTCACTACTTCATTGCCTATCAGTGGAGCGCTGAACACGGCAGTGGTTTTGCCTGCATGGACATCTCCCGCACCCACCCGATTACCGACTTCGCGGAAGTGGAGGGGCTGTGCAAGTTCATCGCTGAATACAAAAACTTCCAGACGGTGGTGATCACCAACTGGAAGCGCTACGAGGAGGGGTAATGAAGCTGCCGAAGGTCCGCATCTGGCGCGACCCGCGCTCGCATCTTTGGGTCTGCATCCGATTGGACATTCCTGAAGGGTGGCTTAACCCACTGGCGTTTGGCAGTAATGCGTGGGACGCCTATCAACGATACAAGGAGATGCTCTCGTGAGCAAAAGCAAAACAGATTTGATCGAGGAAATGCTCGACTCCATGAGCAGCGAGTTAGGCGCGGAACTGTCGGAATGTGAAACGACCGAGTTCAACGGCCACTCGGTCGTGCTCGTCGCGGCTCGAGACATTGGCGTTCCCGGAAGGCGCGGCGTGCTCTATGTCGATGGGCTCGAACGTGCTCACGCCGACGCGGTGTCGATCCTCGCGGTCCCGAAAGCGCGCGCCGTCAGTGGCCAGCCACACGACAACCTGCGCGACAACATCGGCCAGGCCATCAAGGACGTATTCGACAACTACGGGCTGAAAGTCGAAGGGTTCGACATCCATGACGCCCGCGAGATCGACCTCTTCACTGATGCCGTCATGAAGGTGGTTGAGAGCGCCAACTCCCAGCCCGCATCTCCACCGGCCGCCGAGATGGACGTCAACGACCTGCTGAATGCGATGGACGATGCGGGGTTCACGCAGAGGGAGCGGAACAATGATCGGTTCCGCGCCATCACGTTGAAGCTGCTCGCCACGCGCGAGGCCGCGCCAAATGCCGAAGCGGGTCTTGCGTCGGCTGTTGCCACGATGAAGTTCGCGATTGAGACCCAAATGGACGATGGCTTTGCGTTCCTTGAGAATTGGTTCAACGGCAATTTTGATGCGTGCCGTCGCGAGTGGCCCGAAGCGCCTGACGAATGCTACATCGGCGCCGATCCCCTTTTCCGCCCCAGCCAGGCCGCGCCATGCTGACCTGCCAGCACTGCGGATCCAAAGGTCGGATCATGGTCCAGACCGTGATCACGGCGCCGAGCGACCTCTACCGCCTCTTCTCCAAGAAGAACCTGCGCAGCAAGGACGTCCGGACGCACGGCACGCTCTGGGAGACCTGTGACTTCATCTGCGGCAATGAGGCGTGCGGCCGCGTCACGAATGGCTACGGCAACTACGTCACGAACATGAAGAAGGAAAACGATCGGCTCAGGGGCGCCCTGAAGGACGTTGAGAGCTTCTTTTCCATGCGGCGAAGCGAGCTTGGCTCTTTATCGAGCGAGGCGGAGGCGTTGGTGAAGACGGTGCTGGCGGCAACGGCAACAGACGAGGAGAAAACACAATGAGAAAGGCTCAGATTCGCGACATTTTCATGCGCAACGGCTTCACCATCAAGGAAGGCCAGGCGGACCTGAAGCCCTACGTCTACGAGGCCGCCTACGAGCTTCTAAGCGCTCGCGACGAGCAGACGCTGGCAAAGCCTATCGCCGACCGCCTGATCGACGCTATGGGCGCTTATCTGCGCGTGTGCGGCAGCGGTGGAATGCCAAAGACAACGCGGCTCACGATTGAGAGGGCGTTCTCGGAGGCACTCCGTCTGGGCTATTTGGACGAGACGCTGCTCGCTGTGAGTGATGCGGCGCTGGACCGCGCGGCCGCTACATGTGAGCGCCTGGCCAACCAGGCTGCGAAGTTCGCCAACGGGCCGCAGCAAGGCGCTTTCCTACGCGGCGCCGAAGAGATCAGGGAGCAGAAGGGCACGCTATGAACGGCTTCATCCTTCTACTCTCGGTGGTCTACACGGTGGGGCAGGGCGGCACGTCTAGCGGCCCAGCAGCAAGTTATGCCACCGCTCAGTTCGCTGACTTTCGTGCATGCGCTGAGGCTGCGGACGTGGCGCGTAAGCAGGTGTATGCCAGTCTTTCCGAATACGGCAGCCGACCCCGCGTTCACGCAGTTTGCCTTCCCCAAAGCAGTAAGTAGCCAGGAGCAGCCTTCGCGCTGCTCTTTCTCATTGCGCACACGTCGCGCAACGCACGCAGGACACGCATTAAAACGCGCTGTAAGCGAGCCACTACAAGCAACCGTTACCGCACGACTCGCGCACGCAACGGCACGAAAAATAGCGCTTGGTGAACAGTCATCACTGACTGTATTATCCAGCGGTGTTAAGTCATAATTGACTATCGAAACAGTCGTTCTGGAGGTGCAATGTTCAAGGCTCTGAGTCTTACCGATTCCGGTATTAAAGCAGCGCGGTGCCACGAGGCTATCGCTGGCAAGAAGGTGATGGCGCGTGGCGCGTTTTCCGCTGTGTTTGACAACGGCAGCACAGTCCACAAACTGACGCTCGACAAATACGCCTACATGCTCGGCACCGACCAAGTGATCGGGTGCTCAAGCCGGCATTTCACTCAAGTTTTGCACAACTACGGCGACGTCGGCGAGGTGGACGGCGAGCCCGTATATCTGTTCGAGTGCGAGAAGCTGGAGAAGCTGCCGAAGGCCGGGCCGCTCCGCGCCCTCGCGCGCCGCGTCTGCCGGCAGGCCACAACCCATGCGAGCAACCACATTCGTTTCCACCGGCAGCACGAGGGCCTGGCGCTTGCAATTCAGGAGCTCTCGATGGACGAGTCGCTGCCGGAAACCCTGCAAGAAGGCTTCGCTGATCTACACAAGTTCGCGAGCAACGTCGAGGAAGGGTGGGGGCTTGATCTGCATACGGCCAACCTCATGGTGCGGCCATCTGACAGCACATTGGTGATCTCGGACCCGCTCGCGGACGTAAAGACCCGGGACGCCCTAATGATCCAGCGTTATAAGCGCAACTTGCACTGAAAACTCCCGACACGTTTCCTATAAAGAACAGTCAAAATTGACGCATCGAAACACACAAAACGGAGAGAAAATGCCACGCCCATACAACGTCATCAACATCAACGGCCACATTGTGCCGGCGACCTTGCACGACGGGCTAAAGAAAATGCGCCATCAGATCCAACTGGGTCGCGTCATGAACAAGTCCAGGCGCCGTTACGTGACGCATCGCGCCAATGGCTTGGGCCGGTGCTACTGCCCGCTTGGCGCCATGCTGAGCCCGGCGCAGATCGACCATATCTTGACCCAAGAAGGCGGCCGCGACTTCGGCAACAAAGGAAACTGGCATTGCCTCGCGACGAGAAAGATCGGGGTTCCCAATGCGGAGGCTGTTATGGGCATGCGCCTCGACGACGCCGACACGATCCAGATGGATTTCGACAGCGGCGGCTTGGAAGCGCTGCGAACCCGACTGGATGCGATGCTGCGGAATCGCAACTATCCCAACCCCGCCACCGCTCATACCGGCGCCTGGCACTTCCCGGTGAGCGGCCAATGAGCGCGCTCCGTCAAGCCATCAACTTCGCCGACAACCCGAAGAACGGCGGGGCTGCCTACAGCCTGAGAATCCGCACGAAGACCGGCTTCGAGGTCAAGGGCGAGGTTGTCGAGTTCCACAGCGGCGCAGCCCTCATTCGGGTGACCGAGCGGCAGATCGCCCGGATCGGCGAACGCGGCATCGAATACAAGCCCGATGAATTCCGCGACGTGTTCGTGGACGAGTCGGCGGTCGAAACCGTCGAGGTGGTGTGGTGAACGCGCACCTCGATGCCATACGCCTGAACGCCCGGGCCAACGCCAACAAAGCCGACGCCGAGCTCTGGCGCTGGTATGCGGACGCGGTGGAAGAGCGCCAGATCAAACACGTGTGCAAGGGCCGTCACTTCGAGGTGACGCTTGGCACGCACCGCACGGAAGCGCCCTCGTTTGACGAGGCGGTCCGACTTATGAAGGAGATTGTCGATGCTCAACGCCTCGCAGCTTGACCAGATCCACGCGCTGACCAAGAAGGTCTTGAGCACGAAGGCTGATGACCAGCCGGCGCTCTACGCGAGCATGGACGCGATCATGAACCCTGCGCTCACGGCCGCCGCGACGGCGCCGATCGCACAGGTGGAAGACCTGATCGTCAGGCTCCCGCTCGGCTACTACCGGCAGACGTTGCGCGTAACGGTGATCGAGCGAACGCGCCCGAAAGAATGACGCCGATGACGCCGATGCGCATAGGCACGAACGGGCGGAGTCCCTGGAAGAATCAGAACCCCCGTTACGTCGCCTACTGCATCGCGCATGGCGCTGACTCACCGCAGGCGCAAAAGTCCCTTGATTCAATGCTGCACGGCGGGCGCTGGACCCGGCCATACGTCGCGTGGATCGACCAAAAGACCGCGGACTGGTGCGAGGAGGTGGGCGTCATTCGCTTTTCGATGGGGTGGGCCGATCACCAGCGCTTCGATGCGTGGCTTGCCGAGAAATACCCAACAGGCTTTTAAGGAGAAGAGGATGAAAACTTTTACCGTGTTCGGCATCTACGCCGACAACATGCAGCGCCACAGCGACAACACGATCCAGGCGAACAACCCCGACCAGGCCGAGCAGAACTATCGGCGTCGAATGAGCCATGCCGGCCACGACATGCTGGTTGCGGCCGTCTTGCCTGGCTCGCACACCGCAGTGGAATCGTTCACGCACGCGGAGGCGCAGTAAATGGCGGTGACAACCTACTACGATCGCGAGGGCGAGAAGATCAGCCTCGCGGCCTGGAAAGCCAAGCAGGCTGACGAGTCGTATCGGCAACTGAAGGCATACGACAACGGCACCGTGCGCGTGACGCTCGACTGGACAGGTCGCGTGCGTGACGCCGCTAATAGTTTCCAGGACACCTGGCCCATGTTCGTGCTGACCGTCGCCAACTACGGCAGCGATGGCGTGTTGCGCGCGGACCCGATCGAGGATGGCAAGACTTTCCCCGATGAGGCGACGGCGCTCAAGGCTTACACGGCGTTTCTCACGCGCTGGACCGAGAGCCACGTCGAGA